CGTGGACCAGCCTGGACGAAGATCGGCAAGATGCTGGGGAACAGAGATGGCAGAACGGTCAAGCGCATGTACCAGGACGCATTGGTCCGGCTGTACTATAAGATGCCTGTTGAGGATGACGATGAGATCCTAGGCGATCTGTTCAGCTAGGCTTCTTCTGTTTCGTAATTTTCTCTTTGGCTTTCACAGCGCGTCTTGCTTTTCTACGCGCCTCTGCTGAATGCGAACTTTTACGCTTCGTTGATTTCTGTCGGGTCATTACAAACACTCACTAATTTAACACTGGCTGTCATAAATAACGTAATTACTTTTTTTCAGCAATTACGTGTTTGTTCAAGTTGCCTCTCAGCCTCGATCCGCATTGACCTAGCTTCTGCTGCACGTATTCCATAGATAGCAAGGCCGGTTTCAGTAGCCCTAAGCAACAAGTAATCTTCTTGCTCCTGGCATTCCTCAATGGTTTCTTCCAAGCCTTCAGCTATCAATTGCTCCAGGTCTATCTGCCGAGCGCCAGGCATACTATCAGCGCCCTGGTCGAATAAGTCTGTCTGCATTGTGTTTCCTTTCGTGGTTGCTGGGTCTTATGAATGCGGCCTCGTAAGGCCGCTGACAAAAGATCAGACAATCCGAATAGCTTGGGGAGCTCCTTTACCAGTGTACGACCAGGGAGCGTTATCGTAGCCAGGCAAATCGTTGATCAAGCAAGAGATCAACATGCTGACATGGCACGAACCAACCTTGTCGCTGATTACAGTGGCGTTCCGGTAATCGCTGCTCTCATCAGCCTGGTAATCAAAGCACTTGGCCATTTTGATTACTTGAATAGCTGACAAGCTATAATCTAAACACCGGCTTGCCTGGACACATCCGCAAACGTAATCAGTGAACGATTCACCAACTAAAAACTCAGCGTCTTTTTCGTTGTACCGCTCTATCAAAGAATTGATGTTTGCCCAGGCTAAAGCGTAAGCCCACTGCTGAGCGTCAGGCCGACCGTCATGCTTGGCCTCGAAATAGATGCCTTTCTCGGCAAACTTGATGGCTAACTGACCAATGTGGCTTGGTTCACACGCAAATGCTGACATATCTATGTCTCCTTTTTTGATTTTTGGGAAGGCGAACAGGATCTCTTGATCACTGCTACAACACATAGATAGTATGCTTGACGGATAACGTCAATGGGCAATGGTAAATTAAATCAAGAGGCTTGTGCGAGTGTACCGAATGTGGTACGAGAAACGATATAATAGCACAGATGTTGTGTGCCATTGTATTCTCCCTTTGTCTCAAACTTCCCTCGCAGATTTTAATTAACCAAAGCCTCAACATCTTTGCTGCGGGGGATTTTTTTATTGGATCAATGAAATGGCTCGAGTGACTAAAAAGCAATTCGCTTACATTTGCGACGAGCTGGCCAATGGCAAGAGCTTGATCACAATATGCAAGGAAACAAAGGATCTTCCACATCATCGCACTATCTTGCGACACGTCCAGGATACCGACGAAGCTTACGTTCAGTATCGAAGAGCACGTTCATTGCAGTGCGAACTCATGCGCGATCAGCTCATCGAATTGGTAAGCGCTCCGCTCCCCGCTGATAAGGGTGCAGCGATGGCAGAGGTAGGCAGGAGACGCTTAGAGGCAGAGCACAAGGACAAGTACATCAGGCAGCTCCAACCGCTGGGCATTCGCGATAAGACAGAGGACAGCAAGCAGAGCTCGGGGCAGATCACACTGACCTGGGGTAATGCAGAGGCTAGCGATACGGGTAGTAAAGTAACGGGTGAGCAGTGAGTGGGAAGCGTTGCAGTTATCTGTGGCTGTGTCGTTACTCGCGCGCGAGATCGGGCATCTTGAAACTGTGCGACCGGCTTGCGACCCAGGCAGGCTAATGCATTGTAATTGCAGGGATTGGTGACGGGTAAACACCCCGTTTGGACCGGATCGAGGCCGGTTTTTGGCGATCGACCCCCCCCATACCCCCCAGGCGCGCCCGCCCGCGACTAGTACTATAATAACCTTCGGAAGCTACTTCTCTCTGTCTCTCTCTCTCTGTCTCTCTCTCTAAGGATCCCATGAAAATAGAAATACCGTATAGCCCCCGCAGTGGCCAAGCTGAGCTACACAGGGCGCTCTCTGCTAAGCGGTGGGGCGTTGTTGTTTGTCATCGTCGTTGGGGCAAGACGGTGATGGCTATTAATCATTTGCTGCGTGACGCAATTCTTTGCGAGAAGCCCAATCCGAGGTTCTTTTACATTGCGCCCACGTATCGCCAGGCCAAGCAGATCGCCTTTGATTACGTGAAGTCTTTCGCAGGAAATATACCGATGGTTAGGTTTCACGAGACTGAGCTTAGGTGTGACTTGCCGAATGGTGCGAGGATCCAGTTGCTTGGCTCTGAGAACCCTGCGTCTCTGCGTGGCATTTACTGCGATGGTGTTGTGCTTGATGAGATGGCTGATATGCCTGAGAGCTTGTTCCCAGAGGTCATTAGACCCGCTCTAAGCGACCGTAAGGGCTATGCTCTGTTTATCGGTACACCACGAGGCCACAATGCGTTCTATGATCTCTACAGCGCTGCTGAGCAGCAGGACGATTGGCACACTGCGTTATACAAGGCGAGTGATACCGGCGTGTTGGATGACGAGGAGTTAGAGGCCGCGAGGTCTATGATGACGATTGACCAGTTTCAGCAGGAATATGAATGTAGTTGGGTCGCGAATGTACCTGGTGCTATTTATGCGAAGGAGCTGCAGGAGTGCCAGGAGCAAGGCCGCATAGGTTTGGTTCCGCATGACCCCACGCAGAAGGTGGATACCTTTTGGGATCTGGGAATAAACGACAGTACGGTCATATTCTTTGCACAGGTCGTTGGGCGCTCCATTCACGTTATTGATTACTATGAGAACAGGGGCGAGGGCTTGCCGCATTACGCCAGGGTGCTGCAGGAGAAAGAGTATCTCTACGGCACACACAATGCCCCGCATGATATTGAGGTGCGTGAGTTGGGTAGCGGAAAATCAAGGCGCGAGACTGCTTACGATCTTGGTATAAACTTTCGCGTTGTTCCGAAATTGGCCCTGGAGGACGGTATTCATGCAGCAAAAATGGTTATTCCGCGCTGCTGGTTTGATGCTGAGCGCTGCAAGCCAGGTCTTGAATCACTGCGCCACTATCATCGAGCGTATAACGAGAAGCTTAGAAGCTTTCGCAACTCGCCTGTCCACGATTTCTCATCACATGCAGCAGATGCGTTTAGATACCTGGCTGTGGGCATTAGAGAAAATCGACAGTTTGAGGGACGCCCACCGCAAATGATCGCTGACAGCAATTATAATCCTTTGGGAATGAGTATATAATATGGGTTTTCTAAAGCCAAAAATGCCTGCGCCACCACCCCCGCCGCCGCCACCACCGGCAGTACCGGAGCCGGTTGTGCGTCCTAATTCTGTTGTGGAAAGCACTGCAGCTAATTTGAAGTCTAAGAAGAAGGCAAACACAGCGACAAGCCGCAAGAGCGGAGCCCGTGGCGTGATGAATGATGCGCCTGTAGCCTTCAAAAGCCTGCTGTCTGGCAATAGTATGGGCAATTACTAATGGGTGGGCCGGTCAAAAAAGCTAAAAAAGAGCTTAAATCGGCTGTTAAATCAGTCACCAAGCCTCTGCGACCCCTGGTCAAACCTCTAAAGCCGCTTATCAAGCCGGTGGAAAAGGTCTTAAGCAAGGTCAAAAAGGAAGTCGTGCAGCCTGTTCTTAAGCCCGTTGAGACGATCGTGAAGAAAGTCACGGATCCGATTGACGAGAAGATCACGCCTATTCTTAAGAAGGTTAAAAAAGAGGTCACGGATCCCGTCTTCAAGCCACTGAAAAAAGCGGCGCAGAAGGTTGAGAAAGAAGTGCTTAAGCCTGTTGCCAAAGCTGTTGAGCCTATCCTTGAAAAGATCGAGGAAAAAGTCCTCAAGCCTGTCAGCAAGCCGGTAGAGAAGGTTCTCAATAAAATCGAGGACGAAGTTCTTGAGCCAATTGGTAAGGCTGTGTCCACTGGCGCGTCTTCTGTTGTGAAGAAGATACGCAAGGAAGTTGGCAAGCCTATCCTCAAGCTTATGGGTGGCGGGGTAACACCAGCCGCCGTTTCTGGATCTGCTGCACCATCTGGACCGGACGTTGAGCCCGACGAGGTTATTTATGCGCGTGAGCAAGCAAGACGCAGACGTAAGAAGCGCGGCATTAACACCAGCTCGCAGGGTGTGCTTGGTTCAGCGAACACCACCAAGAAAACATTGCTAGGATCCTAATAAATGGCTGATGCGCTCGCAAATCTTCTCATTAGTCGCCTGCATTCTTTGCAGCAACAGCGCACCACATGGGAAAGCCACTGGCAGGAAATCGCTGATTTTGTTGTTCCGCGCAAGGCAGACGTAACAAAAGTGCGTTCCCCAGGCGATAAAAGAGCTGAACTGATCTTTGATGGCACGGCAATTCATGCGGCAGAGCTAATGTCTGCTTCTTTGCACGGTATGTTGACCAGTTCCGCAACGTCCTGGTTCAGCCTGCGCTATAATGATGACGATTTAAACGGCGATGATGAGGCTATGGAATGGCTGCAGTCCGTTGAAGACGTTATGTACAAGGCGTTCAACAGATCTAATTTTCAAGAACAGATTCACGAACTGTATCACGACCTAATTACGTTCGGCACCGCTGTTATGTTCATTGAGAAAGATGAGGAAACGCAGTTACGCTTTTCTACCAGGCACATAAAAGAATGTTACTTGTCGGAAGATGACAGGGGCCGTGTCGATACAGTGTTCCGCAAGTTTAAAATGCCTGTGCGCGCTGCCATGAAGCGCTTTGGCTCAGAAAAAATGAGCTCAAAGATCCTCAAGAAGGCTGAGAAAGATCCTTATGAAATGATAACCCTGCTTCATTGCGTCTATGAGCGCGATGATCGGGACATAACCAAGCTTACGAGCGATAATAAACCCTATGCCTCTGTTTATATTGAGCCCGAAGAGAAAATAGTGCTGTCAGAAGGTGGCTTTGACGAAAATCCATATACATGCCCGAGGTTTTTAAAGAGCTCGTTTGAGATTGGCTATGGCAGATCGCCCTCAATGACCGCCCTCGCAGATATTAAGATGCTCAACCGCATGTCTGAGGTGACGATCCGAGCTGCGCAAAAACAAGTGGATCCTCCTTTACTTGTGCCAGATGACGGATTCCTTTTGCCTGTGAGGACTATTCCTGGAGGGCTGAATTTCTATCGATCAGGCACCAGAGACAGGATCGAGCCGCTCAACATCGGCGCGAATAATCCTCTTGGCCTTAATATGGAAGAACAGCGCCGCACCGCCATTCGGTCTGCCTTCTATGTTGATCAGCTTATCATGGGTACTGGCCCCCAAATGACTGCGACAGAGGTGATTCAGCGATCTGAAGAGAAGATGCGCCTGCTCGGGCCGGTTTTAGGTCGTCTCCAGGCGGAACTGCTGCAACCATTGATCAGCAGAAGTTATAGTATTCTTGAGCGGCAAAAAGCATTCCGGCCTGCGCCCGAGTTTATGAAGGGCCAAAGCCTAGAGATCGAATATGTCTCTCCATTAGCCAAGGCCCAGCGCCAGGGCGATATTCAAGATATGACGCGCCTATTGGAGCTCATGGCACCGCTGAGCGAATTAAACCCAGAGATCATGGATTACATTGATGCTGACGGTATCAGTAAACATCTGATCAAGATCCTGGGAGTGCCAGCCACAGCAGTGCGCAGTGATCGTGAGGTTGCCATGATGCGCGAAGAAAAGGCACAGGCGGCAGCAGAACAAGCTGAACAGCAAGAAATTATGCAAACCGCACAGGCCGCTGGTGAAGCCGCGCCCATGCTTAAAGCGCTTCAGGGCGGGGGAGTACCGCAACAGTGACGCCAGAACAATTGAGAGATCTGTACAAGGTCGTATTTGGCACCAGTGACGCAGAAAAGGTCTTAGAGGATTTAGGTGCCAGGTTCAGCGAACACCAAAGCACTTTTTCCACAAGTTCCACAGAGACAGCATACCGAGAGGGGCAGCGCACGGTATTGCTATTTATCAAATCCATGCTGCGCGAACAGCCACAAATAAAGGATACACAAGCATATGAGTGAAGAACAGGTAGCGGAGGTCTCTCAGGAGGTAGCCCCGTCTGTAGCCGTCAGCGATGATTGGCGCTCGAGCATTCCCGAAGATATACGGGGACACAAATCATTAGATACAATCAACGATGTGGGCGCGCTGGCGAAAAGCTTTGTAAACGCTCAGTCGATGATCGGAGCGGATAAAGTACCAATCCCAGGCAAGTACGCCACCGATGAAGATTGGAAGGCTGTAGATGCGCGCCTTGGCAGGCCGGAAACGCCCGCGGGGTACGAGCTAGAGAACAATATAGCAGAAGGTATGACCGACATGCCCGAA